CCGGTTTAATATGATTGAAATTACCAGCCGAGAAGCCCGAGTAACGTGTAAGGTCACTCTTTTATCTCGGTCTGGACACAGTTATGGTCGCCCTACGTCCTGTCGGTAAAGGAGCCGCCAACTAATTTTTAGAGGCCCAACCCAGTGAGCGCGTGGTCGCCACAGTGGGTTCCCAGGCCCACGCGGTTACATACCACCCGCGCTCAAAAGAGTTGAGGTAGAATATTCTCTAACGCAGTTCGGTCCTCCCACGTATGATCGCGTTCAACGGGGGAGTCGGAAGCAACGAAGCTGTCGAGTTTCCATGATCTAAGGATATCCTCAACAGCCTCCTGCTCCCAACAGGGAACCTGGAACGCCTCGGCAAAGGCGTACCTGGCCTCAGTTGTGATCGGGCGTGGCGCCCCAGCGATTACTGCCTTCTCCCAGCCGGGGCCAAACTCTGCCTTGAGCCTGGCAACCAGCCCAGAATCAGTGTTCACGAACCGGGCGATTTTACCGCCGGCCATGCGCTGTAAAGCGCAAGCGAACTCCTGCAAGATGGGAACACCGGCACCAAGGGCGAGTTCACAAGCGCCAACGAGACCAAGCATCGGTGCGACGAAGTTAGCGTCGTTCCAATGTTTAGTACCGCAGCAAGCTTGGCTCAGCACCTTGCGCCAATTGCGCACCATCAATGGACGTTCACCATTGTGACACAGTCTGGACTGGCAGAAGACAACGTCGCTAGGACGTCGAGCCACGTTCTCGATCTTCAACTCCTGCCCGAACCACAGAAAGATTTTCTGCAGCTCCTTACTAACCGCATCGAAGTCGGATTCTTCGACGAACACAAGTACATCATCGCCGTCGTCATAAATACTATAATGTACAATACCCAAGTGACGCATGGCAGCACGAACCATAGCAACTGCAAGAAAGCAGTTGCCAAGGGCTGTATTAATATCACCGGACATCCTACCCCCATTAACAACGTATTTGACACCGCCAGCTGTTCTACAGCGGTTACGTCGTTGCCAGGAGAGGAGACGATTGAACTCCGGATGCTCTCCAACAAGGGCACGGTAGAAACCGTGCTCAATGTCCAGAACACGAGGGCGGACATGCTTGTCCCAACGTGAGCAATCAATGGAAAAGCACACTGGTTGTTTAAACAGTGAAAACTTGTCCAAGATACACTCAGCCCTCTGATATTGATTCATGCCCTTTGCAACCTGGCGGAGCCCATCGGCCCCAACTAGGTTGTAAATGGCGTGCTCCGTCGGTCTCAAATACTTCGCCACCATAAGGTTATAACGGGGGTGTCTGGCCTGAATCATCCTAGGATCAGGGTTCACCTTTTCACCAGGATCAAACTTCTCTGCTTTAACGAATGATTGAATTCGACCGTCCGAAGCATGGACGGGATTTTCAAGCAGTGAATCGTAGGCTTGCTGATATTTAGTCCTACGAGCGCCAGTAAACGAGTCAAGGACCTGCTCTAAGGTCCATGGAACAACATGGCCGATCTCTCTGGCCATACGCTTCGACTCGTTGCGAAGTAAACGAATGCCATAGTCACTCGGTTCCGGTGTCTTGCCAAGAACTCGGTTACGCGCACTCACTATCTCATTACAAATGCAAGGAGAATGCGTGTAACTGAGCCAAAGGCCAGGCACCGGAGGCACTATACGCACATAGTGACGGCGGTTATTATGCACCCAACTACTCGGCGGGCGAAACTCCCCGTGATCCGCAGCGGACTCCTCAAGGTCTTTAGGATACGCGCACACAGCGGGGACCCGAGTTGGGCACCTCTAGGCTATTGGCCAAGCCCAGGCGGCGCGAAAACCACGCGCCAACCGGAGCTTCCAAGTAGCCCACCCCACGGCAGCGGCCCCGGTGCCAGCAACACCGAGAAGACCGCCACCAAGAATCTTGGGCAAACACTTAATGCCCAAGAACTGAGATTTACAAGCTAGGGCGGCGCCAGCGATAACGCCCGCACCTAGCAACACCTTCCAGCCAACACCGACCTCGTGGCTACGTCCTATCATCAGAGTAGCCGCATCGTTCGCTTCCGCGATCGAGGTCATGGCCTCCACATCGCTGTAGAGATCAATGAGTGCCTGCTCTTCCGGCCCCGGCACTAGGGCAATTCGAACGGCTGCCGCACACACTTCAGTGCATAAGGCCGGATGATCATAAATTCCGACCTCAGCCTTGTGCTGCTGGCAGAACGCATCAGCTTTCTGCATTAAAGCATTAGCTGTTCGAGCAGTTCGCGGGACCCCGAGCGTATACTTTCGTAAATGGCCAACAATACGGTCTCGTACGTCGGTCCAAACGTAAGGCTCAGGGGCACCACCGCTGCCTGCACCACGGCTGGTGGATGGTTCCGACAAGCACGAACCCACCTCACTAAGATCCTCTCGTTGACGTTGAGGCTCGGTGGGTGGATTATCGGCTCGCCCAGCCACAGTAGGCGTAGGTACGCCCAATGCTCTAGCGCTGTTGCTGCTAGGAAGACGGCGCCCACGGATGGTACGTGGTTTAGGCCGCCAGTTTGAGATTCTAAGCTCCGGAACGCCATGTTGTCGCAAATATCGTAGCGGGCGTGTAGACATCAGAGCTTGGGTAAT